CCTCATCATCCTTTAATCCAGATTTAACTTTGTTAGCAAAATCATCAAACGTTGATTGCCCAAATGATATTCCAGACCCGGTTACTTTTTTGTACGCTTCTTTGGCTTTAATTTTTAATTCATTTGCGGTCGGAATATTTGGCAGAGGGATGCTGCCAATTTTTTCAGCCGTGTAAGTAAAAGGCTTTGTCGCAATTGTAAGCGGGTCAACAGCCTCCGAAACCGAGGCTAACTTGCTACCTACAAACTCTGTTGGAGCGGTCGGAACCGCTTTAATTGCTCGTCCTGCGCCGTATCCAACAAGGGAAATATCCGATAGGGTTTGCGCCGGGTTGTCCGCAAACCGACGCTTTAAAACTTCAGGATCAAGATACCCTCGGTAATGCCCAAGCAGTCCTTCAGCGGGTCTGGTAAGCGGTGATTCTTCCTCACGACCACTAACACTTGGAAAAGCGGTTTTGCCAATGCCAATAACCGTTTTGCCAAACTCTTTAGGCTCACGGAACGGATAACTTAACGCGTCTGCCGCTCCCGTTACAAACTCTTTGCCAAGTTTCAACGTGCTGGACGGCAAGTTTGCAATGCCTTCTTGCAACGCTTCCATCCCCGTTCGGCTTTCCTCTTGCCGACGCGCCATTTCATACGCCCGAGCAACGTCCTTGTACTCTGGCGTATCTATCAGTTCTTCGTTTTGCGTCAACCAGTCGGCATAACGCCGAGAAGGTCGTTTCTCAACGAGTGGGGCTGGCTCCAACAGCGATTGATTTGCCATAACTTATCGTCCCCGCTGTTTCATCTTCATCAAAATCTGATCGGCGCGATCAAACACCGCTTTATCTTCAGCGGCGGCTTCCGGTCGCGGATACAGCGAACTTTCTGGATTGTATGTCGGTGCTGACCATTCAAGCGGGAACTTTGACCCATAAGTGCCGCTGTAGTTGTTAAGAATGCGCTGCTCCAAGTCCCTTAATTGAGCATCCGCGTTCTGCAACGCCAACCGCATTGCCTTTGGGTCTTTTGCACCACGAATTGCGCCGATGGCAGTTTCAAACTTCGGCCATTCCCGCTCGGTGATGCTGCCGGGGGCAAAACCTTCAGCACGGCTTTGCTTCAATGCCTCAACGCTTGATCTTTCGCGCAACGTATCAAATAACGACCGAGCAGAAGTAGCCGATCCACGAATATCCGGTGTAGCCGAGGCGATTGGCCCAAAGATGTAGTCCGTACCGGCGTGCTGCTGAAGGTCATTGATAAAGTTTCTCATCATAGAAACTTGACTCAACGCACCCTGCGTAGCCCTTTCGTCTATCGGTTGCTTGGCTACCAATTCACCGTAAGCCTTGGGCGATACACGCTCAATGACTGACTTTTGCGGCGCAGACGTTGGTTCTCCCGTAGCGGTACGGGCTTCACCTCGGAATTGCAAACCGCGTTTTGGTGCAAATTCTCCCGTTTCTAAATCAGCAAAACCGCTAAATGGCGATGGCGCAAGTAATTGCTCCTCCGTCGGAATACCCGGCACGTTTCCTTGGAAATCTGCTGGCAAATTACTCAATACATTGGCGCGGTCAATTCCCGCTCGTATCACACCCAACCTCAAATCTGCCAACTCTTTCGGAGTCAACAAAGGCTTGGTTGGATCAGTTGCCTTACGAAGTAGGCTGAAATCGGGTTTTCCAGCCGCTACAGTCAAATCAAAAGCCTCACGACTTTCTTGAGTTGCGTCTAAAGGATTAACTTTGGCATACGGCGATTCAACACGCTCTTTCTCTAGCGCAGAAAGCCCTTGCGTTCCCATCAGTTGACTAACTGGGCCACCGCCAAGCATTTGCGCGTAAGCGACCCGTTTCTGCTCTGCTGACATTTTCGGTAATGCAAACTGCAAGTCTGGAACGCCACCCATCTGCATGGGTTGGAAGCCCGTAACTTCACCTGTTTTGCTAATGTTGAATTCGGGAGCCGTAACCTCTATTTGACCCGTAACGCCTTTAATGCGTTCCTGATCTTCGGGACGCATACTAGTTATTTGGTCAAACTCTACGCTTTGCGTTGGCGCATTGATTTGCTGCATTAAACGAATTGCTGACTCAATGTCTGCGGTGCGTGCCTTGCCTTCGGCTTCTTCGGCTTTCTTTAATTGCCGTGCCAACAAGAAAGATTGCAAGCCCTGTACTAACGGCGCAGCAGCCGGGATGGGGGCGACACCGCCCTCCTGCGGCTGATATGCCTGTGCTGCAAGCATCTCTGCCATGCGGCGACGGCGGCGTGCTTCCATTGCTTGCCGCTCGTACTCTGACGGCATCGCAAACGTCGGGGTATAACGGACTCCGTTAGACATTTTCAAACGAGCCTCTGTCTGGGCCACCCTGCGGGTTTATCATGCCGGGGGACTTAGGTTTGCGCGGGTACAGACGACCGTACTGACGCGGGGCAGGATTGATGTCAGCCGCGTTCTGTGGGGGGCTGTACTGCATATCCGTCTTTGCGCCAGCGTTGTTGCTGACCATCTGCCCTTGACCTTGCATCTGCAACATCTGGGCAAGACGCTGACCGCGACCGCCGTTGGTGGTCATCGGGGCGTTAAAGGACTGGTAGGGCGTTCTCATGTCAGCATCCCGTAGTAGACCATCTTGTAGCCTTCGGTCGGATGGGTGGTAACGGCCTCTGGCATGACGGCTTCTACTTCATCAGCCATTACGCCGCGTTGACGCTCTCCAAATATGTCGTATTCGTATACGCCGATACCAAGCGGATGCGTGCCGACGCGAACCACGTTGGACTTTAAGCGGCGATCCGAGGCATAAGCGGTTCCTGCGGCTCCGGCGATGTTGCCGTAAAGCCCCATCCGAGCGTTGTACGCGGCGACTTGGTTTGCGTAGTTCTGCTGGGCAAAGTTTCCTGCCGCTTGCGTTGCGCCAAAGATCGGGGCTGCTGCCACATCTGCGCCTTGGTAGGCTTGGAACTGCGGCATCTGCACTTGTGCGCCACCCATGATCGCAGCAATTTCGTTGAGCGGCTGTGCGCGTAGTGCCAACTGCTCTTGCAGGGCAGCCTGACGCTGGGCGTTTTGGAACGCTGCTGCACCCTGCGCTTGGTTGTAGCCCTGCGCTTGCAGAGCGGCTGCGGCTTGCGCCTGTTGCAAGGCCGACTGCTGCTGCGCGGCAAGCGAGGCGTTGTAGAGTCCCGCAACGTCCATCTGCTGACCAAAACCCTGCGCCTGTCGCCCCAACTGCGCCTGATACTGCTGCATCGCTGCGGCTTGGTTCTGCGCGAGGGCTTGGTTGCGAAGTTCCTGCGCCGTTCCCTGCTGCTGGAACGTCTGTTGTGCAGCGCGGTTTTGCGCTTCGGCGGCAGAGAGTCCCATCGCCATGTTCTGTTGCACGGCTTGGTTGTACATCTGCTGCGCTTGCTGTTGAGTGCCAAACGAAGCCAACTGCCCAGATCGCACAAACTCTGCTTCGCCCATGCGCTGCTGATATGCCTGTGCTTGTGCAGCGTTAGCGGCTTGTTGTGCGGCTTGCGCTTGAGCAAAGTTTTGCGCGACAGCACGGTTTTGCGCTTCTTGCGCTGACTGTCCCATCTGGAACGCCATCTGCTGCGCTTCGCGCCCAAACTGACCCGTCTGCAACTGCTGTTGGAACGCTTGGGCTTGCGCTTGGTTCTGCGCTTGCTGTGCAGCCAACGCTTGTTGGAAGTTCTGACCGACCGCCTGATTCGCTAACTGCGCTTGTGTCGTTCCCATGCCAAACTGCGCCTGACGCGCTTGGTTTGCCAATTCAGTTTGAATTTGACGCTCACTAAAGCCTTGCGCCCGCATCTGGGCATCCAAATTGATGCCTTGTAGCGCAGCCTGTTGCACCAAATCGTTGGCTCGTTGGTTAAACAGGTTGATTTCGGCGTTATAGGCTTCACCGCCCGGAGTCAAACCTTGGTTTCGCAGTTGGTTTTCTAATGCCGCACGATCACGCTCTAGTTGCGGTTGAACGCGAGACATGATGGCTTGCTGTGCCGTCGTTCCCGCGCCGACCGGAAGTTGGGCGAGTTGCGAAGTGTCAATCTGCTGCTGGAGTCGTTCGGCAGGGACATAGCCTTGCGCCATGCCGTACTGACCGGCTTGCGGCCCCCCTGCCACGCGACCTGCCATAGACAAGTCAGCCCCAGCGATCTGACCCGGTGCGGCGGGGCCGCCTCCTGCGAAGCCGTAAAGCCCTGCGGACGGGCCTTGGGAGATGCCCTGACCTCCCGCAAGGGCGGGGGTATAGACATCTAGCCCAGCGGGGCCAGCCCCAGCCATGCCGTACTGTCCTGCGGCGGGGCCGTAATTGACCCCTTGGGCTTGTAGGTTAGCCCCGGCTTGACCCATCGCCGTAATGTCTGGCGCATTTGGCATCGCCTCTGCGGTCACGCCACGCTGGAATTGCCCCATTCCTGCAAGATCAGGCGCGGTCGGCAACTGACCGTAATCAAAGCCAAACCGCTGCGCGGGTAGTCCTTCGGGTTTAAAGGTCGTGCCGTAAATGTCACCAACTTTGCCAATGGCTTTTTCGCCAAGACCCGCAAAGGCTTTCTCTACGCGCTGCTGCGCCTCAAGGGTTGCCTGTGCCTCGGGGGTCAACCGCTGAATAATTGTCGGCGTGTCCAAGTCCACCATGTCGGTGAACATTTCTGGGGTCGGCATTTCTGTTCCGGTGTAGCCGCCAGAGGGAGCCGTACCGCCGATAAAGTAGGAAGCCGGAACCGTCGTGCCGTTGGGCAGCGTGACGTTACCCATCCCTACGCCACCGCCCAATCCACCACGGGGCAGCGTGTAATCTTCCTGCCGCCGCGCACCCGCAGCACCCGCACCCATTGGCGAAATGAATTCGCTTTCGGTCGGGCGAGACACGCCAAACGGCTCGTTATCCACCATGTAGTTATCAGACGGCCCAATTGGCGGTCTATAGGCTGGCGGCTGCGTTACGGGCGGCTGACTGACCGGAGGTTGAGTTACCGGCGGTTGCCCAAGCGGCTGCTGGGTCGTTGAAGGCGTGCCAGTTGACGGTGGTGCCTGTGGGTTCCGCGACCGCCAATCAGCCATTGCCGCGTTATAAGCGGCTTGGTTGAACTGGGGGCGACCCCACGAAACGGTCTGCGTTCCAAGCGGCGTAATGACGTTTGGATTGGAAAGCCGAGCAGTAAGGCGTGCAGCCTCTAAGTTAGCGATGCCCTGCTGTTGAGCAGCACCAGCGTAATCAGGTGCCGGTGGCGGTGCCGGTGATTTTTTGCCCATAACGGTGTCCTAAAAAGCGACACGCCTCGCGTGTCATGGTTAGGAAAACAATGTCACCGTCGGTGTCGGCGTTCTTAATTCGCGCTTCCTCGGTGAAACCCATCTTACTTACAACTTTCAACGCTTTCACGTTTTTACTGCCTACAGGGGCGATGATCTTGTCAACCCCACAGACGTTAAACGGATAGTCAAATATGGCGGCAAGGTACGTCGGGGTAAGACGATCTTGGAATGCGATATGGCAGACAATAGACCGCCCGTTCCAGTTCTCGTACACCACGCCACAGACCAATTCCTCGCCTTTGCGTAGTCCAAGGGCGTTTGAGCGTTCGGCGTGATAGCCGCCGCCCGTCTGGGAACACACCCATTCGCCCACCTCGGGGCCGCTTGTTATATGCCAGCCCATCCGAGTTGAAACACTACGTCTGTGGATGCCCATTGAATGTTGAGTTTGTTGCTGTTACTCGTTAACTGAATAGCCGCGCAAAACCCAACGCCTGTCACGCCCTGCCAGTTGTTCTGTATCTCAAGATCAGAACCCCAGATTGCGGTATCCCACAGTCCTATGTCCCACAACCCGACAACAGGAGGGGTAAAGGACAGCGGGGCAATGTTGTCAAAAATGCTGAAGTCTACGTTGACACCGACCGAGATAGCCGGTGTGCCGTTACTGAAGATTGATGGTCTAGCGCGGGTGAATATCTTTTTGACACCCCGCGTCTCAAAGTAGTTAAACGCTTGCAGCGCACGGCCTTGGATGTTGTTCGTATCGTCAACGTAGCCCGTAGAGCCAACTGTCCACGCCTTTGCTACATACTCTGCCGCACCAAAGTACGGCTCGTCGTTGAGTATCCCAAAGTGAAACGCTTTCCACCCTGTGAACTTGCACCACGCCTTGGTGATGTTGTTCATCACAAACTGTTCTTGTGCCGAGTCTGATACCGGCACATTGACGATCAGCGCGTTGTTTTTGGCGTTGTAGAGCAAACACCAGCCAAAGTTGTTGCCGTAGGTCGCAGCCGCCGCCGCAAATGCGCCCTGTATCTTGTCTGAGAGGGCGATGTTGGGGTCAAGCCGTGAGGACTGGAGGGCCGAGGCCATCGGAATCAGCCCGTCAAGCGTCAGCACCAAGAGGTCGCCGCCGTACTTGAGCAAGCATCGTTCGCTGATCGGCGCACCAATGATCCAAACGCCGATCAACGCCCAAGTAGAGGCCGAGGCGGGGTCGGTTCCGCGATAGACGATGACCTCACCCTTGTCGGTGACGAATACGAGGTTGTCGTCAACGCCATACCCTGCGTCAATCGTCCATGAGGCCATGCTTCTCAACGTACCGCCTAACCGAGCAATCGCAGACAGGTCAAACATCTGCGCGGCCCCACCCACCGAGGCGGTCGGCAAGTACCACGCCTTGAGGGTATCTTTCTGAATAAACCACATCCGCGTCTTGAATAGCGTCGGATGCGAAAGTGAGGTTGTCGTAACCCCTGTGATGGCGGGTGACGATGAACCGTCAATCGGTGTCCATGTAGAGCCGTTGTAAAGCAGCGGCTTGTCTACGCCGTTCGCAGCATAGAGATAGTTCCCGCCCGAAGTCGTGACGTTGGTGTATTCCCACCGGCTGTTAGATAAGCCCGTCACGGCAGCAGCACCTACCGGCCCTGCCGCTGTCACATCAAAAATCTCACCGTCTGACACGGCAAACATTTCG